AGCCGATGCGGCCAAGTATGCAGCGCGTCTACAGACTGAGGCCGCGAAGTCGGCGGCGAATCTGCAGGATGCGGCAGCAAAGCGGTCGCTCGGCTTCACGCAGCGCCAGTCATTCCTTGACCAAGTGCGGGCGAATGCCGCAGCAAAGGCGCAGTACGGTGCGGATGTGGCTGGGAGCCAGAACGCCTACAACTTTGCTGGAGACGATGCGTTCAACCAACGGGCGCAGTACTTGTCTGGGGGTCGCACGGCAAGTAAGGTGCGTGGGCAGACGACGAATCAGATGAACTACCTTCGGGATCTGATGGGCTACGGACAACCGCAAGAGGCATTGGATACGTTTGTCGAGCCGGATGCGCTGCAACGGTCTGGCCTGATTATCCCGAAAGAGATGGACTACGGCGATGACCCTGTCGATGACAGCATCGACCCCGCCACTGGAATGCCGAGGTACAAGTAATGGGTATCGTATACGATGCCGACGGCAATGCATCTTACGTGGATGACGGAAACGATTCCACGACGGGGTCGGGGAATTCGTCTGCGGCACCGCCATTAAGACCGGAGGATACCCCCAATGAGATTAAAAATCGAAAATACGCGCTGCGGGAGGTGTTCTGGCAGTATCGGTTTCGACTGCCGACGCAAGCAGAGTTTGACCAATACGCCACGTCTCAGGGCCGGTTAACGCCTCAGAGCGCGTGGGGTCCGACGTTAGCGGCAATTAAGGCAGATCCGGATTCTGTCTTTGCGATACGAGAGTACGGGAACAAGAAGATCAACACAACACCCCTCCCTTCGGGAGAGGGCTTTGCCGAGTCTGAAGATGTTGATCCTCGCGCCACTGGTGAACAAAAGCCGCCGGGAGACACTACTACTAGGGGAGCACCGAACCTCAATCGCGAGGTGCTTCTCGGCCAGATCCGTGCAGATGCCACAAAGCAAGGGATCACGCTCACGCCAGAGCGTGAGGAGTATTGGATTGGGAAGGCGTCTCAGCCTGACCTCTATTCCGATGGCAAGTGGCGCGTGGGCTGGAACCCCTATTGGGCCGCAAAGCTTGGCGGTGCCACCTCGGCGGACCCGGCACTAGCGGGGTCTGCAGGCATTGTTGCTGCGCCTGCCGGATACGTCGGCGGCGGATCATCTGAGTCTGGCACTGCCTCATCGGCAGAAACCCCCGCCGCTAGGGCGGCACGTCTCGCCACCTTTGGGCTGGGTCCGGAAGGGTTGCAGAACCAGCGTCCCGGCGAGATGCCCACGCCGCCTACATTGGGCGACATGATGGGCCAGCAGGGACCGATTGCCAACCCCGGCACGTATACGCCCGGTGAAGCCTATAACGCGCCGGACTACATGGCTCCTGCACCGTTTGCGGCACCGACGGCGGCAGAGATGGGGCAAGACCCCGGCTACCAGTTCCGTCTGAGCGAAGGCCAGAAGGCGCTGGAGCGGTCTGGGGCGGCGCGTGGGGTCACCAATACCGGTGGCAACATGAAGGGGCTGTTGGACTACGGCCAGCAAGCGGCGTCTCAGGAGTACGGGAACGTCTACGACCGGAACCTGAACACGTACAACACCAACGCGCAGAATGCCTTTCAACAGTACTCCACCAATGCGTTGAAGAATAACGCCTTCAACACGGAGACGGAAGGGCGACGGTCTGGCGCGTTTGGCACCAACACGGGTTTGTATCAACAGCAACAAACGGACGCGTACAATCGGCGGCAGAAATCGTACGATGATGCGATGGCCGCGTATCAGACCAAGTTCAACAACCAACGTCAGTACGAGCGTGATCGCGCCAATGACTTGTACCGAGTGGCGGGCATCTAATGGCGTTTAACTTTCAGGCGTATCGCAACCCGTACGTCAGCACCATTGCCGACCTGTTGAGCCGTGGCGAGGACGCCAAGGCGAAGGCGCTGGTCGATGTGGCCAGTGCCCAGGCACGAGCCGCAGAGGCGCGTGGACAGGCCTATGGCGGGGCGATTGAGAGCGTGGGCAAAATCGTTGGCGGTATCCCCGCGCAGATTCAGGCCAACAAGCGACAGGCGCTGAACGACCGGTTGACGCTGGCAAACATTACGCAGACGGATGCTGAGAACAAGCGGCTTGCGGGCGAAGCCGACGACAGAGCCGCGTTTGACTTTGCCGGTTCTCCCGGCGCGGCGGTTGAGGAAGGCTTTACTGGGCCACTTCCCGCAGGCTCGCCAATGCCGACGCGTGATCAAACCCTTGCGAGACTCCCGCCTCGGTTGCGTCAGCAGGCGAACAAATCGTATGCGGAACTTGATGAAAGCGCGCAGCGCATTGCGGCAAGCAAGGCCGCGGAGGCGGAGAACCAAGCGCAGACAGCAGTAATTGCGGCCGCGTCTCTAGACAAACAGCGAGAATACGTAAGCGACCTTGCTAATCAGCTTCGTCAGTATGGCGGCAGCATGGACTCCATTCAGCGCGCCTATGACCATGCCAAAAACTCAGGCCTTGATCCCAAGGCAATGGCTCAAGTAGACGCAATGTATGAGCAATTGAAGTCCGCGCCTACGGACGCAGAACGGGCACAAATTGTGAATACCGTTCCGCTTCATCCCAACACGCAAGCACGAAATCTTGCCAAGACTAAGGAAGAGAACGACGCGGCTCAAGCGGCCGCTACACTGAAAGCAACAGAAGCGCAGAGGCTGGCCGCGGACGAATTTAAGCGACTGTCGCTACAGGACAGAGCGGATGCACGCGAAGCCAAAACCGAATACAAGAGAGAAACAGACGCGGCCAAGGACCAACTCAAGGCGCAAGAAAACGTCGGCGAGATCGCCGCCGACGAACAGAAGCTGTATGCCGCACTAGAACTGCGCGCGCCATTGACGTTTGGCGGTCAGGGCATGGGCGTAGACCTCTCATCTAGCCAAAGCGATCCCGAAGCAGCGGCGGCGCTTCAAAGCATAGTCACGCAGAGCGGCTCGACGGCAAGCGCGAGACGGCGATTGACGGAGGTAGAGTTTATTAACGCCAAGAACGAGATTGATAAGAGTATCCGGGTGCGATACGGGCTCCCGCCCAGGAGTGTGCCTAGGTATGGGATGGATCAGTTACCGTCGGCGAGCGTTATCGGACCACGTCAACCCAACATTGGTTCAAGGCCAAATACGGGGCAATTCGGCACACTGTTGCCAGCGGGCGGCGGCATGGTGCGTATGATAGCGCCAAACGGACAAGAGAAAGACGTTCCAGCCGACCAAGTTGCCGGGTTTGAACGCGCCGGCGCGAAGAGGAAATAAATGCCTCAAGACTGGTTCGAGGAACACGCAGCGCCGCCCGTAGACGATTGGTTTGCAGCAGTTGCGCCTGAGGTGCAGCGAACCCTTTTGCGCGGCAAGACGTGGACGGAGTCTGGCACCGACTTGGGCGTGTCCGTCGCAAAGGGCGTTGCGGGGACCGGGCAGGCGGTTGTTGGCCTTGCTGACTTAGTCTCTGAAGGCGGAGCGGGAAGGCTCGTTGATAAAACCCTTGGGTCGTATTCCCCCCGCGCGATACAGGCGTCGTTGGACGAGCGCCTCAGTGACGCGGCCAAGCGCGAAAATGAAGAGTTTCGCTCGGCGAGCGGGATAGCCGCCAAGATCGGCGCAGTCATTCGCAATCCTGCGATGGCCCTACGCACGGGCGCTGAATCTATACCATTGCTTGTGGGTGGAGCGGGCGTGGCGCGCCTTGGCATCAAAGCCCTAGGGATGCGTGCCGCGTACGCGGCGGCAGCATCAGAAGGCCTGCTGGCCACAGGGTCCGCCGCAGAACAGACGCGCGAAACAACGGGCACCCTCACGGCGTCACAGGCCGGGAAGGCCGTGGCGTCTGGCGCACTCACTGCGGTACTCGGCGTGGTGGGCGGGAAATTTGCGGAGCGACTGGGGTTTGTTGACCCTGACGTGTATTTGGCGACACTTGCCGCACCGACCACACGAAAGGGTGTGATTCGACAGGCGCTAGGGTCTGCCGTCTCAGAAGGGTTCTTGGAAGAATTGCCCCAGAGCGTGCAGGAGCAGGTCTTCCAGAACTCCGCATCGAACAGGCCGCTATCGGAGGGCGTTAGCGAGGCTGCGGTCCTTGGGACCATCACCGGTGGCGTCTTGGGCGCTGGAGGGTCTGTTGTTTCGAGCACAAGGGACGCATTAGGGAGACGCACACCAGCTCCCCCGCCTGCTCTCAATGCGCCGCCAATTACCCCCGCTGTGGTGGCGCCTCCCGCTGTGGTGGCGCCTCCCGCTGTGGTGGCGCCCCCTGTGGCGGTAGCTCCTCCGGTAGAAACAGCGCCCCCTGTTGAGGCTGCGCGTCCCGCGACGGTTGTGCCTCCAGCCAGTGGTGTCGTTCCGTCGTCGGCCACTGGACTTGACACGTGGCGACGGGTGGGAAACTCAAACTCTTTGGTGCGTATTGGGTCAGGTGATGACCTCAACGCAACCGATGCAGAGCGCGCGGCCTACAGGGCCACGCGGAAGGCTGACCGTACCAGAGTCAAACAACCCACAGCTGCGGTTCCCACTCTTGGCCAAGACGCATACGACGCCCAATTTCGATGGCAGGACAATGGCGCAGGTCGCCCAAGGACGAAAGTCCGTATTGGGTCGGAGTCGGACAAGGCGGCGACGCCGGAAGAGCGCGCCTCGTATGAGGCCGCGCGGTCGACCGGTGCGCAAAGTCTACGGGGTTCTCAAGATGTGAACCTCCCGCAGACCGAGGCGTCTTCTGTGGCGAACACGGAGCGTAATGCGACCGCGGCGCCGCCAACGGAAACAATCAACCAGTTTGGTGAAACCGAGCCGTTTATTCCTTACTCTGCGTCACTGCCGCCCCCGACCACGCCGCCAATCGCAGCCGTGCCGTTTACGTTAGAGAGAGAAGTCGACACAGGCGGGAAACAGCAACCACCACTGCCGCTGAACGAGGAGACGCCAGTTATCTCCCCTCCGCTGACAAGGAAGGAAGAACAAGCACAGGGGCGCAGGGAAAGGCTTGTTGATAAAAGCAAGCCATTTGAAAGGCACCCGTCTGATGTCGAGGCTATCGCGACAGGTGGTGAGGTTCAACAGAGCTATTCAGTGCCGAGCCTCGGTCCTCTGGGCGGGAGACGGCCAGAAACCACGGAAGATGCGGACACGCGGCTTGATCAGCACACTGAAACCTTAGCCCTCTGGCTGGAGCAAAAAGCCCTCCGGGATGGCGCGGTGCCAGCAGAGATTGATCAGCCCCGGTTGCGACAGATGGCAACGGACCACATCGAACGGGGCCGCATAGAGAGCGAGGAAGACGCCGACCCCAAGGAGCTCTTAAGGCTGATCGCAAAGAAGGGCGGTATCAATCCCGAAATCGATCTCAAAGGAGAGATCGCTCAACTTCGGGAGACGGGAAAGCGGGGCCCCATTACTCTCCTCTTTGGTGGCGTACCGGGCGTGTTTAAGAAAACTGGAGTGTCTCTTGATGTAATGCTGACAGATATCCGCGGCGACGAAGCGAATACGAGATTTGCCCGCGCGGCCGAATCGGCGACGAGCTTGATCGAGGCTATGCGCGTCGCGGAAAATGCGGCCCGGTCTGCGTCGAACGTGTTCCTCGGGAGTCGCGGCCTGCTACGGAGCAGTGAGGCTGAATGGTGGAAGAACCCCGTCAACAGCACGCGTAACAGTGCAGATCTCGGCGATGCAGATCTTAAGCAGATGTCTCAGACTGAGTCCAGCAACGCGAACGAGGACGCCCCCGGCGACGCGAACGAGGAAGGTCCTGTCAACGTGGACGAGGACGACCCCGTCAATGTGAACGAGGACGACCCCGTGCCGTTTGATTCACGAGGGGGCGCTATACAAGACCCCGTTGTCCCCGCGCGAAAGATGCCGAAGCGAGTGGTTGCCTCACGCGCACCCGGTCAGGGGGCTGTCCCCCCGCTTACACGCGCGATAAAGCCCAGCGAAATCCTCGCTGAGTTTAAGCGCGGGCTGAATGAGGCGACGGCGGGGAAAGGGCCATCGGTCAACGTTGGGCGGTTGTCACAGCGCGCGCAAGGCCTCTACTACACCTTCGCGCGGGCCATCCGCATGCTCGTGGCCAACGAGACGGGGACGTTTTTCCACGAACACGGGCATCACTTAGACTTTGCGCTGTTTAAGATTCCCGTGAAGAACTCCGCCTGGTCTGGCGAATTGTTGCGACTGGGCGAGCCGACTTCCGAGCGCCGCTACACGCCAGCGCAGAAACTTCGCGAGGGCGCGGCGGAGTTTTTCCGTCGCTATGTGCAAGAGCGGGACACCCTTAATCAGGGGCCGTTTAGCGCGCCGAACTACCTGCAAGAGTTTGAGAAGCGCCTTGCTGAGATACCCGCGCTGCAAAAGATCGTGCTTGCTGCGCAGAAGAGCTACGCCGATCTTACGCGCCAAACGCCCGCTGACCAGTTTCGGTTGCAGGTGAATTTCGATAAGCCGCCGAGCGTGTTCCGTCGAGTCATGGACGCGTTGGCGTCGCCAACAAAGCGTACCGAGGCCTTTCAACGACTGCGGATGCACATCCAGACCGACCAAGCCGGTCTAGACGATGTGTCTGAAACCCTAGCACTGGAACAGGCTAAAGACAGGCTAGACGCCGCGATAGCCTCGACGCCGCCAAAGAAGCTGAAAGGCAAGGCGCTCGCGGACTGGCAGCAAGACAAGGCGGAGACCATCCGTACGTTGACGGAGGACATTAAGAGTGGAGACCCAGAAAGGCTTTTGCCGGCCTCAGAGAACGCCTCGCTTCTGACGCAAATTTCCGCTGGATACGCGGGGATAGCGCAATCGTATATAGAGGACGGCGTACGAGACGCCAACAACAAGATTATTGCTCGTTCGTTGGAAAAGGTGCTTGCGCCGGTTTCAAAAACCGAAGACATGCTTCAGGAGTTCCAACGCTACCTTGTCGCGAAGCGTGCGCTTGTCAACCTGAGTCGGGGAATCAATCCGGGCGTCACCGCACAGCAAGCACGGGAATTTATTCAAGAAATACAAGCGCGCCCGGACTTTGCCGAGTTTGAGGCGGCGGCGAAGGGGGTATACGAATTCCAAGCGGCAATGCTGATGCTCCTTCGGCAATCAGGGATGCTGTCGGATAAGGCCCTCCTCGCCATTACGCGTGCAAGCGAGGCCTACGTGCCTCTACAACGAGTGATGAGCGCATGGGAATCGAACCCAAGCGGAGGGTCTCGCGGGATTGCCAACAAGCGCGCGCCAGTCCGGCGTCAGTTTGGGTCAGGCCTAGACGTGGTGGCCCCGCTCGAAGGCGTCTTGGGCAACGTGTATTTGTTTGCAAAAGCCATTGCTAGCAACACGGCGGCGCAAGCGTTGGTGCGGCAAGCCGCAAACACGCAGGGAGCAGGGCGATTCCTTGTAAAGGTGAGTCCAGACCTGCAACGCACGCGGTTCCGGCTTGACGAACTAAAAGCGCAAGTGCAAGACGCGATGCGCGCGGCGCTGGATGAGGTGGGGATTGACCCTTACCACATTGATGAGGCTTCAGAGGCGCTCGATTTGAGCGAGATGGTGAGCGTGTTCCGGCCTGTTTCGGAAGCGAATTCAAAAGACCACATCATCCGAGTCCTTGGCGCCGACCCTCGCAAGCCGGGCGTTCCCACGTACTGGCAGGTGAATAACCAGTCGTTGTGGGACTCCATCAAGACCTCTGGAATCGTCCCAACGTCTCAATTGATGAAGCTGTCGGAATACGCGACACAGTTGCTGCGGAGCGCCGCCACGCTCACCTATGGATTCATTGCGCGCAATCCGGTTCGGGATGCGATGACGGCGTTTATTCAATCTCGACATGGGCACATTGCTGGGGTCGACACCATCATTGGGCTGATGGAACTCCTGCGTGGCAGCAGCATTTCGAGGGGCTTGCTTGGCGATAGCGCTTCGCGGGATTTGTTTTATGCGCATGGCATTACTCAGGCCACGCTTGCGGGGGCGGATCGCTCCGACAAACAGAAGACGCTCGCCCATATCACTAAGTCCACGACGACGAAGATGAAGGACATCCTTATCAATCCGCGCGACTATCCAGAAGCCGTGATTGATTTCCTGTCCAAGTTTTCGGCAACGCTTGAAGCCGCAACGCGATTGGGAGAATTCAAGCTGGCGTTAGAGGCTGGCGGACAAAAGCAAGGCATTTTCAAGCGGTTAACTAGCACGAAGATGGGTCCGAGCGAATGGACGCCCGACATTGTGTTGTCAGCGGTGTTGGCCGCGCGCATGATCACCACGGACTTCTCACGAGCCGGGATTACGGGACGCCAGATTAACAAGCACACCGCGTTTTTCAACGCGGAAGTGCAGGGATGGGCGCGTCTTATAGAAACCTTCAACACCGATCCGATTGGCGCAAGCCTTCGCATTGGTGCCCTGGGGTTGATGTCGATGGCGTTGGCGATTTGGCATCTTGACGATGACGAGTACGACCAGATTGCGGAATGGGAAAAGCACGCGTATTGGCATGTGCGCGTTGGCGACAACTTTGTCAAACTCCCAAAGCCGTTTCAATACGCCTACGTCCCCGATTTGATAGAAGCGTCCGTGCTGTACCTTGCGCGCCACGACCCTAGCCGGTTGGAGCAAATGAAGAAGTATTTCACGGGCGAAAGCCTGCAATCGGCTGTGTTTAGCCGGTTACCGACTGTACTGTTGCCCATTCTTGAAGTGGGATCGAATTACAGCAGCTTTCGCGATACCGAGATTGTGCGTCCGTGGGACAAAGACGGTGTGGCCAGCGACCTGCAATACAACGAATTCACCAGCGAGACCGCTAAGCTGTTGGGAAAGGTCATGCCCCTCGCCCCCGCATTGATTGACCACCTTATTTTCGGCTATACCGCTGGGTTTGGGCGCGGCGTGGTCGAAGGCGTAGACATGGGGTTGCGCGCGACAGGCATAGTGCCCGGTAATCGACGCCCGACGACTCCGAGCCAAGCGCGTGTTTTTACTGGCGCGTTTGTCCGGGATGCAAAATTCTCCCTGTCTGGCAGAGACATTCAGAACATCTACGACTACGCCGATGCGATTAAAGTGCTAAAGGCGAGCGCAAAACGCGATGTGGAGACTGGCGACGTCGCGAGCGCCTTGCGCCGTGTCCAAGACGCGAGCACAAAGCCGTGGTTTGCCCGTAGGGAACTGATTCTTGACACGCAAAAAGAATTTTCAAAGCTTGGGGCGTCAGCCAAGCGCGTCTATGCGTTGCCGCCTGAGCAGGCCAGCCCTGCAATGAAGCGGCGGATGCTTGACCTGATTGCCGAGCAGATGTTTATTTTGTCCGCCCGAGCACTGGGACGACCCATCCATCAAAAGAAAAAGGGACAATAACGATCATGGCAGGCACACTCACTCCGACGCCCTACCAGACCGTCCTCGACGCGGATGGCGTGGCCGTCTCCGGGGCGCTGATCTACACCTATACCGGCGGGACGACGACTGCCGCGTCCACGTATACAACCGCGGACTTATCCGTGGCGAACAGCAACCCCATCGTGGCCGACTCGGGCGGGCGCTATGTCGCCTACCTTGCGGCGGGGTCTAACATGCGGTTCGTCATCAAGACCGCCGCAGGGGCCACGCTGGAAGACCAGGACAACATCTTGGCGGTCCCCGGCGCGGCGGTCAACTTGGACATCCAAGGGACCGTCGGACAGGCCGTGACGGCGGGACAGGTCTGCTACTTATCGTCTGGCGCAGAGGCCGTGCCGCTGACGGCGGGGCTGTGGTATCTGACCGATGCGGACTTTGCGGTCAGCAGCACGTCTTGTCAGGCGATTGGCGTGGCGGTCAGTGCCATTCCCATTAACACGGCGGGCACGATTCGTCTGGCAGGGATTGTCTCGACCGCCTCAGCGGTGGTGACGGGCAGCACGTATTATGTGTCGGCCACGGCTGGAGATATTACGACGACGGCTCCCGCGTCGTCGCGGACGGTGGGTGTCGCGACGACGACCTCCACGCTCTTGCTGGCGGCGACGACAGCCGTGTCGCTGTTGCCCAACCCCATCACGCAAGACCTGTTGTTTGTCGATGCCACGTATGATATTGGCAAGTCGGGAGCGAGTCGCCCGCGTGACCTCTTCCTGAGTCGCAACGAGACGGTTGGCGGTACACTGCTTGTCACTGGTGGCATCAAAACGCCATTGAATGTCTATCTCGATACCATGTTTGGAGGCTTCTAATGGCTGTTACGGCACTTCCGATTTTCGCGCAAACGCCGGTCTTTACGGTTGGCGCGACGGTGACCACGGCGAACACCGCAAAAGATGGCACGGGCACGGTGGTGCTGCTGTATACCGCTGGCGCGAACGGCAGTCGCGTTGACAACATCAAGGTGCGAAGCACGGGCACAGCGGTTGCCACGGTCATCCGCATCTTCGTCAACAACGGCGCGGTCAATTCAACGGCGACCAATAACTCGCTGTATGTCGAAGCGACCATTGCGGCGACGACGTTGTCGGAAGTGGCGGCGCTGGCAGACAACGTGATCGCGATGAACCTCTCGCTCCCAGCGACGTATCGTGTGTATGCCACGATTGGCACGACGGTCGCGACGGCGCTGCAAGTGTCTGCGGCAGGTGGCGATTACTAATGGCGGCGTTTAGCAGCCCCGCGATTGCGTTGCCGTCCACGGTCGTGGTGCCGAACAACGAGACCGTTGGTGGCACGTTGGCGGTGACGGGGGCGACGACGTTGTCCTCGACGGCCACGGTGACCGGCCTGCTGACACCCACGGGCGGCATGAAGACGCCAGTGAACCTCTATCTGTACGCCACGTCTGGAGGCTTTTGATGCCGGTGTTTGGCACACCCGCGTTTGTCGTGCCCGCGCTCCATACTGAGGTGAACAACGGGAGTAGCGGGACGGCAATCACGATTAACTTTGCCTTGAGTGGTTCCCTGCAACGGGTCACGCGGAATGGGAACGCCACCTATACGCTGATACCGCCTGCGGAGCCGGGCACGGTCATTCTGAAGTGTGTGCATGACACCACGGCCACGGTGTATACGGTGACGTATGCGCCTGCGGTGAAGAATCCTGGAGGTACCGCGTTTACCTTCACGAACACGGCGTCCGCAATTGATATCGTCACGTTCTACTGGGACGGCACGTTTTTCTACGCCGTAGGACAAGCGAACTTCTCGTGATTTTCAATGGGCTACCGGGGTTCTGGGGGACGAAGTTCTCCGCGACGGGCGGCACGATCACGACGTCGGGTGGCTACACTATTCACACGTTCACCACGGTGGGCACGACGAACTTTGTGACGACGGGCGCGACCGGGTCGGTCAACTATTTGTGCGTGGCTGGCGGCGCTGGCGGTGGCAAAGACACAGGGGGGGGAGGCGGCGCTGGAGGGTATTTGACGGGGACAGATAGCGTCAGTCCCGCCACGTATCCTGTCATTGTGGGTGCGGGCGGCGGCTCTCTCACGAACGGCGGCGCGTCGAGCTTTAATGCACATGCCTGCGTCGGTGGTGGGACAGGCGCAGATGGCGACAGCTCGAATGGTCAGAACGGCGGATCGGGCGGTGGCGCTGGCTGGTTTTATGTCGCAGCCGGGACGGGCACTGGTGGTCAAGGGACCAACGGTGGACTGGGCAATGCGCTGTATGCGGGCGGCGGTGGCGGGGGATCGACTGGCGCTGGAGGCAACGCTCCCAGTGGAGTCGTGGGAGGGAACGGTGGAGCTGGCACCGCCTCCTCAATCTCTGGCTCGTCGCAAACCTATGCTGGAGGCGGCGGGGGCGGCTGTCAGCCTGCTGACACACCCGGAAGCGGAGGGTCAGGTGGCGGGGGCGCAGGGAGTGGGTCGGGGAATGGAGCGGCTGCGACGTATTATGGAAGCGGTGGTGGGAGTGGTGGAGACACCTTTATTGGCGGCGCGGGCTATCAAGGCATTGTGATCATTCGGTATTTGACACCCGTCTAATGGACGACCACCAGCGACTCCTCGATGAACGGCACACCGCCGTGATGGCCGCGATTGCCGGGCTGGCCTTGCGACTTGATATCTTGAACGGCAAAACGCGGGCGTCCGAACTCGCGATTGCGGGCATCGCGGTCTTTGAAGATGGCAGCACGGGCGCGTTCACGCGCTGCCCACCAGCGCTCACGGAAGGCACCTATATAGATGCGTGTCTCGCCGTCAAAACCCGCTACGCGAAGGGGTTCTAGTGGATGATCATCAGCGCCTTTTGGATGAACGGCACACCGCCGTGATGGCCGCGATTGCCGGGCTGGCCTTGCGACTCGATGCCTTGAACGGCAAAACGCGGGCGTCCGAACTCGCGATTGCGGTGCTGTCTGATCGCAGTGGCCGCACCAATGCCGTGTCGATTAGCGCGTTGTCTGCCGTGGTTGTTGCCGCGATCTACTGGGCGATGAAGTGAACATCGACATGGTGCGCGATGATTGTACGGACCAGCGCACCTTCGGCACGATGACCTTTCCCGATGGCTATGTCTGCCAGACACTGGAAGACGTGGTGCGCCCTGCTGGCGTCAAGTTCGCCCACGAGACGGCGATTCCATCGGGCACGTATCCCGTGACGGTGACGATGAGTCGCCGATTCGGGAGACGGTTGCCCTTGATTGCGCCGGTGCCTGATTTTATCGGCATCAGAATCCATAGTGGGAACACCACGCAGGACACCGCTGGGTGTGTGCTAGTGGGGACACATCGAGGCCAGCGCGATGATCTGGTGGGGAGCCGCGCAGCGATGGCGGAAGTGCAGCAGCGCATTGCGGAGGCGCTGGTGAGTCCCACCGGCACCTGCACGATCACTATCGTGCAACCGACGGTCGAGACGACCGAGATTTTTCGGATTGAAGGAGCGCAATGAAACCACTACTCGTCCTTGGAATGCCGCTGTTGTGGCTGAGTGTGGCCTGTGTGCCGAAGACGCCCGTCGTCGTGCCGCTGCAGACCACGGCGCTGGAGACACATATCGTGGTCAAGGGCGTCGATGGGCGTGACGTGGAACACATCACGGGCCGTCTGGTCCGATTTGATAGCCAGCCAGACGTGGTGTGTGTGCCGATGTCCTCGGTCATGCTGACCTGCGCGGTGCCGAGCGATCTGGACTATGGGGCGCTGTTCACCGGCCATTTCGGGGGCGACGGCTACGGGGAGCTGGTGGAAGTGATTACCGCTGCGCCAGACGTGAATATCGCAGGGTTGCCATTGCTGGACCCCCCGTTGATGGACAAGACCGCACTGATCCACGGGTTTCAAGGGAATTTTAATTTCAAGCTCCCTAACTGCGACCTGCACCTTGATAATGCGTTTGATCCGTACGGGCTGTGGATGTGGATTAATCGCCCCGACTGCTTCCGTCAATGGCTCGACGCTCACGCGCAGCGCGGCGACAACGTCGTGGCTGTGGACCCGCGCAGCGGCTATCACGGCTATCAGGATGTGGACATCTGGCATGACCCCTCACGGTTCGCCGCGTTCCTCCGAGAGATTCGCCAGACGACGAACGTGCGCGGGGAGTCGCTGCGGGCATTGGTGGTCTTCGGGGCTGACGGGCACATCGATGATATGACCGCGCCGGGGGCGCTCGACCACTGGAAGCAGGATGTGTCGGCGCTGGCGGCGGTGGCCCGTGACTGGATCGATGTGACGGTGCCGTGTTGGGAGTGTCGGCACCGAGGCGGCAGCGAGGGGCTGGGCTTCGCGGAAGTGAGCGCGGCGACCTACTACGAGATGGCCGCGTGGCTCGTCCAGCAGTTCCCACAGGCGGTGCATGGGATTCACTTGATCGAGAACAGCAGTTCGCCTTCTTCGTGGCCCTGTGCCGACTGTGTGCCGCCTGCGGATGCGGCGGACCCCGCGCACGGCAACGAGATCGAAGGCTGGACGTATATGCTCAGCCGTGGGATCGCGGATGTGTTTTTGTTCCAAGTGCTGAGCGGCGACCCCTATGTCAGAATGGACGCCTATCCCCCCGGACAAGGGTCGATTGAGCGCGTGATTGAAGTGTGCGTCCGGCTCTGTGATGACCCAGTCGCCGAGCAGACGCGGGCGCAGATGAACGAGAACCGGCACGGCTGGCCGGCGGTTCCGGTCCTTTGGTGGGAATTCGTGTACGACTACTATTGGAATAAAGGGCCGGATGACGCCATGCAAGTGCGGCGGTGCCAGCAGTTCCTCGACGTCGGGGGCTGGGGCTGCGGCTCGGCGTCCTACCGGCGACCGTAACCTATGTGAGTGAAGGAGACATGATGAAGAAAAGCCTATTCACCTCTCGGACCTTTTGGGCCAACATTCTCGGCGGGATTGCCGTCGTCGGCAGCGGCCAGCTCGGGATTACAATTCCTCACGCCACAGAGATTCTCGCAGTCGCGAACGTGCTACTGCGGATCGTCACTGTGCGCGGTGTGTATCTCCCCGGTCGATAACGATGCGACACCGCGCCTTCTTACTCCTCCTTATCGTCATCACCGTGGTCGCGGTGTGGGCGTCCGCGCAATCGCCGTTGCCTCCGGGAGTGCAGATCTGCACGGGCGCGTATGCGCTGTGTGCCTCCTCGACGTGTACGCCGGTGCTCAACGCAGACGGCAGTCCGAAGCTGATCACCGTCAACGTGCAGGGCGGCGGGACGGCGCAGTATCCTGAGATGTCCTGCACCTGTCCGATCAAGACGGGACCAGCCATTGCGGACGTACAGGGCGGCAACATGAAGGGCAGTTGCATCCCGCCCGGCAAGCATCAGGTCTGGAGCTTCTTCTCGGTCGCCGAGCATCTGCCGCAAGCCATGAATCAGTGGTCGAGGCTCCCGGCCAAGACCAAGGTGACGCCGCAGCAGTGTGGAGCGGACCTGAACCTCGGGGCGACGTTTGCCAACTGCTTCAGCTTCGCCTGCACTGAGACCACGTCGGTCAACGGGGTGCGACTAGCGGATTGCCGCTGTCCGGCGGGTGAGAATCTGGCCGGTGGACCCGTGGCCCCGGCCACGGCGTTCTCAATGTCAGCGGGTCAGGGCGACCCGACCTATTGCGGGCAGCATCCCGTCGGCGCACCGACGCCGTAACTTCTCTGTGCCTGCGTCAGCGATAGCCCCCCCTGTCGCTGGTGGCAATCCTGTCACGCTGAGAAGCCGCAGGCACAGAGACTGCTACGGGCACGGGCACGGGCCAGCTATAGGAGCAGGTCTGGCAGTAGTATTCGCGCCGTCTCGCTGTCACGATTTCCTCGGTCTGGGTGTCTGTGCACTTGGGGCAGTCAGGGATTAGCATCCCGTCACCGGACGATAGTGGGCGCACCAGCTCTCACGGCCCCACCCCCGTCCCGGCCCGCGCATCCGCTCGACACGCCGCTGCCGCAGCAGCCTGGTGACGCCGCGCTGGACGGTCTTCCATGGAAGGTTGATGCGCTCAGCGATATGACGGCTGGACGCCATCTGGCCGTGGAAGGCGCGGTAGACCGTCGCCGTGAGGTCGCCGTAGTGTAGTGCTGGGAGCGCCACATAGACCGGGAGGACCGGCAGGACCGGCGCGGGCACGTCGCGCCATGAGCGGCCAGACCAACTCACCACGTACTCGTGGTTCATACCTCGCCCCCCGCTTGCTCATAGGTGCCACTCCGGCCACCACGCCCACGAATGGTCGTGATGATGCGTCCGTTGCCGAGCAAGTTGCGGATCGCGCCGCGCACTTGGTCTGAGGTGTAGCGGGTGCGAGCGCAGAGGACGCCGATGGTGACAGCCCCGCCCTCGAAGGCCGCGAGCACGTCGTGGACATATTCCCCGTGATTCCGGTGCGGTCGGACGGGCGCAGGGCGCGTCCGTGTTCGAGCGAGATATTCCTGTATCCGCTGCGGTCGCGGGTAGAGACAGAAGGTCGCTTCGTTCGCGGGCAATGGGCAGCGCGTCATGATGACCCCGGCCCCGGCATCAGGACGGCATGGAGCGCCGCGTCCACTGAGCGCACAACCTCCCACGGGGCCTGCTGGAGGGCTTGCACGGCGCTGAGACGGGCCGTGAGGCCGCTCTTCACTTCAAGGGGCACCCAGTAGAGGCCGTTCAAGCACAGGAGGTCTGGGAGTCCCCTGCCGCTGATCTGCCAGACCGTAATCCCGCGTGACCGGAGCGCCTCGATGATCGCCGGTTCGATGGCATCTCGACGTTTCCCGGCCCCGCCTTTTCTAAACATCAGCCACCCTCACGAGCGCCCGTATCCGTGCGAGACGCGCCTCTTCACGCGGCGAGTCGTACAGGACGAGCGCCACCGCAGGGACGCAGTCCCAGCACCAGCCGTAGCCGTGCGGGGCGCGATCCGGATTCCACTTGCGGGATGTGCGGCGATGGCATGCCGGGCAGATCAACTGCTTGATGCCCTCTCTGTTACTCACAGCGATAGACCTCAGTTTGCGCCCGCATCCCATGCGGGAAGGCCAGTGGGCCGCACGTGAAGCTCTTCTCCTCGTAGACCACCCGGTCAGTCGGCTGGATGGTCAGCCGTCCATTGTCCAGCGCGAGAACATGCAATTCCTTGGCTTGCTCCGGCTGGGCCGAGAACCCGTCACCGACCGGCGCAATCGAGAACAGATACCGACCCTTGGATGTGGTCGCTCCGGTCTTGGCGAGGCATCGCAGTCCGGCGAGATACGGATACTCCACCGTCGAGAAGTCGGTGCCATAGCAATCCCACTTCTGCGCGTCCTGCGCTGTCCAACGAGCATAGGGGACCGGATAGAACGCCAGTGCGTGAGGCGGGAGATTGCGATAGACCGCGCCACTCTCTAACAGGATCGTGCAGCCCCACATCCGACCCGGTGTGGAGACGAGTCCAAACCAAACCGCTGGCTGATACCGAGCCGGGTACGCTGCCGTGCGCCCGGTAAACTCGGTGTCCACGAACACGTAGAGATGTCTGGGGAGTGCGCCGATCAGTGAAGACGTCATACGGTCAGCCACGATCTGACACACGCGACTCGAGTGATAAGGTGGGATAGCGGTCCACCAGTGGACGATACATGATGTGCTTCAGGCGGCGTCCACTCAGGAACGTATTCCACGCGATAATCGTCCACGCCATCGTGATCGTCGAACTGGCGCGGCGTCCCATGGCACGTCGATTGACCAAGAGTAACTCTCGGAGCATACGGACTGGGTCATACGTGTCGATGGAGAGACCGGTTTGCAACTGCTCAAAGAACGGACGTCCCTCAGGATGCTCACGCACGAGAAACGCAAAGGTTGTTAAGACGGACACATGTCCCAGTTTGCAGGCGGTGGCGCTCTTCGACGCCGCCTCTAAGGCCGGTCCGTGTTCAATGATGTATTCCAGCATCTCCTGTGCGGAGAACCCAGACTTTTGCAGAGACACGCGACCGGTGGACGCATACTGCCGTGCGCGACGTGCCGCAGAGACGACGGTGCTGATGTAGGCATGACCACGCATTTCCAAGAGATGCGGCACCGTCCGCATCATGCCCTGGTCAATCGTCACGAACGCCGACGGGTGGACGCCACGGGCGACTAACACGGGGAGGGTGACATTGGCCTGCACCATGGCATGCAGCCGGTGCTGCCCATCGAGGAGCGTCGTGCCGTGCAGCACCACCGCCGCGCCGTTTTCCTGCCACCGCCCCTCAACCATGTCTTTCGCATACTGCGCGACCTTGCGGCTATCGATATGTCGTTGCCGAATGACGGCATCAGCTTGCGCGTCGAGAATGGTCTGCGCGTAGGTCGGGGTGATGAACTCGGTCTGATACGTAATCATGGAAGACATCTAGGACTCCTGTGTGATGGGGCGTGGCGATCACGCCACGCGCTCAGTAAGTTGACGGGTGCCACAGGCCCAACGGGAGGCGCAGGGCGTCGAATGTGGACAGTCGTAGCGAATCCCGCCGACCGAGACGGCAGGCGCGACGGGGGCATACTCATCCTCCCAGCGCCCCCCATGCAGCCACGTCGCGGGATGGCAGTAGTCCTGATAGTCAGGCTTGTGCTGGATGTAGGCCGCGACGGCGTCCAGAATCGTCTGGGCGTCGGTCAGGCGACGGGCCTTGAGATAGGCCACCTGCGCGGAGTGCTTCGCCACCTTCCGGGGATACGCGGCCCAGAAGGCGACAAAGTCGCGGTCAGGCGTGGCGTTCGTCATAGCGCAACCCGAGGAAGGCCGTGTAGGCGTCCATCAGGGACAGCCAGACACGGGGGTGTCGATCTGCCGCCCCCGGTTGGGTGAGACGCGCCCCCCGCCGCAGCCCCGGTTCATCGGGCTGCGACAGGAGCGCCACGTAGGCGTCGTAACGATTAGAAGGGAATAGAGTCGTCGTCATCACTCGCACTCTTTCGCACAAGACGGGGGGCGGCGCTCGCGGCGGGAGCCGCGCCGTCGCGGGGCTGACTCTTGAGGATGCGCCAATCTGGCCCTTTCTCCGATTTCTTGGGGGACGGGGTGCTGAAGACGACCACCCGCTGTTCGTGGGCACACGCGGGACAGGTTACCTGCCCAGACATAAAGATCTTCCCAGCGGTCGACTCCTTGATCCACAACACTCCGAGTTCGTTCTCGTCTTTTTGAAACGGCATTACACACACACCTTCAGGGGATACTTCGCGTTGAGATGAGTGACGAGGGTGTCCACCTCGTCGAGGAACGTCCGCAGCGCCGCGTCGTAGGCGTCGAGGTCCACCGCGTCGCGGGACACCGCCAGCGTGAAGAGCGGATACCGGGCAAACACGGGACAGTAGCTGGCGAAGTGAATCACCGACGCGCCGGTCAGCCAGAGCGCATGGGTGAGTTGCGCGATGTAGCGGGTCGGGATCGTGGTCGGGGCGTCGAGATAGTCCAGATGGGTCGCCATCCGGGGGCACTTCGTCTCGACCAAGATGTCACAGCCCGTGCCGACCACGCCATCAGGGGAATAGCCCACTGGCAGGGTGTCATGGGTGAGATACCCCACCGCCCGAATCGCGCCCGGCAGCGCCCCCGAGAGTTCGAGCGCGACCAGCGCCTCGGGTTCAAGATCCATCCCGCGCTGCATGTCCGAGGAGACAAAGGTCGGGCCGTCATCAGGCAGACCCGACAGGCGTTCCCGTGCCAGCAGCATCCGCAGGTCACGTCGACCGGCGGCTTCACCGCTGCCCTTGACCTTGGCTAACACATGTTCCGCTTGTGAGGCCGACACCCGTCCGCACCGCAGCGCAAACCACTCGGGCGTCCGTTGCTGCACGTGATGCTCGATCATGACGGCATCGCCTTCACGGTGCGCTTGACCGCCGCCTTCACCCGAGCGATCCCCTCCGCATAGTTGGCGGGATCCCCAGAGAGGGGAAGGGCGAACGGCGGGGCGTCACCGACCGCCACCGTGACCGCACTCGCGGGCACACCCGACAGGGCCATCGTCTGGACCAGTGCCACGGCGGGGGCCACGACGGCCTCCTGACGGGCCTTCAGGGCCGTCCAGAGGTGTTTGTCCTTGCCCCGCAGCACGGCGGCGTAGGCAGGTTGAAGCTTAATCGCCGCCACCAGTGCCTGAAAGTTCCCGGTGTCAGCAATGGGCGTGAGCGACTCCAGCCATGCGGCGTAGGCGTCCTGCGCGGCAGCGGCAGCGGCGTCCTCTTCCATCGGAGCGTCTTCCCCCGCGTAAATGTAGAGGCCCAGTCCGCACAGGGCAATCGCCTTGACTAGTGTGCGTTGCATCGCTGAGTGAATCGCGAAGGCGTCCGGTCCCACGATGGCCTTGTTCTTATGGTCCATCACCGGGAGCCACGCCGTCTTCGACCGTCCCCCGACGGCCACAGTGCAGCAGACCATCGCGGTGCCGTCCTGCAGGAGACAGACGGGCTGGTCGTTCCACAGGCGGTATTCCCATGAGGCATCGGGATCAATCCGCAGGATCTGGTCCACGGCCCATGCCCAGGACAGATAGGTGAGTCCGCCCTTCTTCTCGGTGTGGTCGTTGACGTTGATGCTGGCGAGTGTGGCGTAGGTAATCTCGGTCATTCTGCCTCTCCCCGAAGGGTGTCAAGTTCGAGCTTCTCTTTGATCAGCGCGTCCACGGTCTGCTCTAACCAACTGTCCGTGGCCACGAGCCGTAAAATCGCCGCATTCACCATCGCCGCGCTGTCGCCGCAGGTCTCGCGCAGCACGCGGTAGAGGCGCGGGGGCATTCGTACGCGGAGCACCATCATTGGACTCCCCAGCCGTAGGCGCGATCCGGGTCCGGGTCCGGCTCATCGTGATCATCGTGATCGTCGCGGTCATCGTCTCGCGTCTCCTCCCCATACGGGTCATCATCAGGAGGCGTGGTCTTCCAGTCGTCATAGGTCATCGCGGCACCTCGCCATGGCTCGTCTTTCACAGATCACAGACGTGCAGATCCGGCGTGACCACAGTATAAGAATGCTACAGATGTGTCAAGGGAGCCGTAATGTGGGATGCTTCCGGAGCAGGGACGCCCACGCCTGCGAGAGCTGGAGGCGCATACATAAGGACGGCCGTCGCACCCCTTGGTCCCACGCATGAATCGTCCGGGCCGAGAGGAGCCGCCCATCCTCAAAGATGAAGTGATCCGCAAAGTCTTGGCAGGATTCACGCAACACCACGCGGCGAAAATGTTTAATCTGCGCGGGGACCCACGGGATCGGCACGTACACTGGTCGGGCTCTTGGCATAGCACAAGAGTAGCACGGCGCTGCTATGGAGGTATCTCACCACTGAGATACACGCCCTCTATTCCCGCCATCTTCTATAGAAGAGGCACGGTACGGTGTCGGCGGCTCCCGTGTCTGGCCCCGCCTCAGTCCCCGAGAGAACCTAGCAACCAGACTATGTGCGCTGACTGGACCCCGGAAGGGGGATGGCATGGGCGAGAGTCGTCAGGGCGCGACGTTGCTCCCTCGCCAGTCGCACGACGAAAGGGTATGGGGTGACGCGACGGCTGACCCCAGCATCCGAGAGCGCGAACACATACAACGTGCCCCGCAGCGTGGGAAAACCTGAGCAGGAAAAGTGAGGTAAGATGGAGACGTTGTCTCCGTCATACCGCAGCTCCTTCTGCTGTCTGACTGGTGGAGGGGATTTTGCCATTCCCTCCACCGCTTTTCTGAGCCTATCATAGAACATGCCCCGCCGCATCTATGCCGACGATCCCGCCGTGTCTGCCGATTGGCAGGATCTACTGGGTCTCGAAGCCGACAGCAACACGTATAACTGGCGGCATTATAAAAAAATCGCCCTGCGCCTCGCGGATCGCGTCGAGGCGTTGGAGCAGCAGTTGCGAGCGTTTACCGGCACCGCCCCTGTGCGCCGCGCGGTGAAACGTCCACCGGTGTAGGGATCGACCAGAAGATCGACGGGTAGGCGTGGCTCAGGGCGGATCGAGGAACGACGAGCGGCATAAACGCCCCCCGTGCGGCCCACGCCGATTCTGGTCGGGCCTCTGCCACGAACCGCGCGCGGGAGATTCCGCCGGTGAGGAGCGCATACCCATGCGTCTGTGGCACCAACACCTGCAGGAAATACTCCGCGATGACGTCGCTGACCACGAGACCAAAATCGTACTGGAGATTGTGTCGGACGCTGACCGCTTTCACATCGACGCGGGAGCCGTCGCGCAACGTGAAGTCTGCGTGACCGTCTCCGCCCGAATGGATGGCGAAGTTCACCGGCCAGCCGAAGTAGCGTCCGACTGCCACTTCGGCGAGCTTCCCCGCATGTTCCGCCTCGACGCGCTCAGCGGCGCTGAGGAACGACCGGCGGCGGTTAGGCTTTGTGGCGAGCATGTGCGCCACAAACGCATCGACCCGTGCGCGATCCTCGTGGGTGAGTACGACGCGGATGTCGGGCATCGCCGACATTATGTCCTGAGTCGCGCCGCGCGCGACCTCCCTCCCTCAGACGGGAGCGCGGGCGATCACCACAACTGGGACCTGTCGCAGAGAATCGCGTCGCCCACAATTGGGTCGACCGCGCCGTAGACAAACAGGGCCGTCGCGGCGACGTTGACCGGTTTCGCCTCCAGTTTGCCTTCCTCGTCAATTAACAGGAGACGCCCATCATGCGTCGCGCACACCTCAATCAGTGACGCGTCGATGAGGTCATACGCCTCGCCGATGAACGTGAAATGTTTGCCGTTCTTCGGGGTAATGTCCCTGCGCGATCCATCCGCGCGGAGAAGTTGTGCCTGTGCCATGTCCGCTCCGTATGTGCAATCGCCCGCCCGCCCGCCCGCCCTAGGCGGGTCCGAGCCGGGGCGCGCTGCCGCTCGCCAGCGCGGGGCGTGCGCTCCAGGCACGTGCCTGGCGCGTCAGAAACGCGCTGTGTTATCGCTTGTGACGTGCATTGTGGCCTATTTTCGCCGCTTTCGCGTTGTGGTTCGCCACTCCCCTCCCCCACCGCCTATGGGAGCGGAGGCCTGCGGCCCCCACTCCCCTCCCCCACCGCCTATGGGCTGTGGCAGCGTGCGGCGACTTGCGCGAGTGCCCAGAGCGCGAGCAGCCCGAGCCACAGACGCCACTCACGTGCGCGGTTCACTGATACCGCCGCGAGGCTGGCCGGTCGAAACTGTATCTATCGTAGATCGCGCGCAAGTCCCAATCCTCCACCCCGTCACGACCGCTGGAGGTGTCCCACCAACGCGCGCCGAGCACCGTCGCTAGCGGCTCCCGCGCGGCAGGCTCGCGCTCAGCCACGAGCGCGCCCTCGTCGAACGCGAGTAGCGCGTCGAGCAGTGCCAGCGCGTAGCGCGCGTCCTGCGCCTCGCTCTGTGTGTGCTGGCCGGTGTAGCCCACCGCCACATTGCTGCACTCGCCGATCAGGTGGACGAGTTCTGCCGTGTCGGTGTAAACGCCGTGCGCCAGCTGGTGTACCGGGAGCCCCGGCCCGACCAGCTGCGCCGAGAGTGACGCGGCGAAGGCGTCCGAGCAGCACCGCGAGCCGCGCTGATGCGTGATCACCTCGCCCGTCCCCGGTCGGTCCAGCGCAATCGCGTAGCGCAACCCCGCGAGCCGCTCAGGCTCGTGCGCCGCGAGCCACGAGGACCCCTCGCAACCGACCTCCTCGCCATGAAACCACGTGTAGTGGCCCGGCACCCCGGCGAAGACCATTTCCCTCAGCAGCCAACAGCCGGTCGTATCGTCCGCGCCGAGGCACGCCGCGCGCTCGCCCCGCGCCAGTGCAATCCGCCCCATCACGTCCATCACGAGCCGCTGCGGTGCGCCGACGCGGTGACAGGTGTCCGTGTGCGCAGTCCAGAGCACCTGCGACGGCGTGCCGTCAGGTTGCGACACGCTGTGGTGGAGGTTCCCACCGCCATCCTTTGTCGCCCAGTGTAGCCAACGCTGCCGCCACTCCCTCTCTGCCGCGCTCCCCGCTGGGCGTCCCACGCCGAGCATCTCCACTAGTCGCCCCAATCGCGCCGTGCGCCGTGCGCCTCGGCGACTCATCGCGTCACCACCGCCGCCGCAATCTCCAGCGCGGTCGCACCCGCATCGCATGCAGTTTGCACCGCTAGTGTTAGGGCGTTCAGCGCTTCGGTCCTCACACACGGCGGGCATTTGCCGTCCACGCACTCCTCCACGGTCCATTCGTCGCACGCCTCGCATCGTGTCGCGTCTTGACAGTCCACGCAGAACCCGTCGTTGTCAAGCGACTCGTCGATCTCCAGCGGCTGCACGGGCTCGCCGCAACAGTCGCAACTGAATGCCCGCTCGTCAGCGCATGTTTGGCAGTACCACTCCCCCGCTGCTGAAGTGATGCCCTCGTCGCTGTCTTCGAATACCTCGTCGCACTGGATACACGTGCACTGGGCGTCGTAACACCGGTCACAGAGATTATCCTCGCTGCTATCGCCCACTTCGCGTCGACAACCAGCCCGGCGACATAGTGCCGCGTGGTCGCAGACCTGTCCGTCCTGTGAACTCGTATTCACGCCCCCGCTGCCGAGCCGCAACCACTCGCCAGACGCGTCCACCTTTGCGCGGTCTGTGCCATCGACATACGGCACGGAGAGCTCCCTGTTCGGCAGGACGATCCGCCGAATCTGTGCGCCGTCAAAGCTGCTCACGCGCTCCCAGCCCTCCGCATCGAGTCTCGCAACGAGCCGGGGCTGGTCGCCATACACGCGTACGTACTGTTTGCGCTCTGGCCAGACCACAGCGCGGGCGATCAACGTGTCTTGCTCCGGCGTTGCGCCCAGCGTGCCGAGCCAAACAAGTGCAAGGTCAGAGTCCCCGTAGGCTCTGACGGGCGATGGGGTGTGACGGTCCCCGCTGATCCCGCCACTGTTCCACCGCTGCATCCACTGGCCGCTGCCGCTCTGGTAGTGTCCGGCCATGCACGAGGTCCAGCTCGTCTTGATGTTGTAGACGCGCTCGATCTCGTCCGCTGTCGTCGCTCTGTGCATCGTCGCCTCCAGCGCGGCGCGCACTTCCCCGCAAATAGCCTCGCGCCCCGCTGCATCCACTTGCGGGCAAAACTGCACGAGATACCGACAAGGGGTGATGACGTCGCGCTTATCGCGATGGCCTTTCTCGGGCGATGGCGTGTATGCGACCATCCCCTCCCGCACCCGCGACAAGTGAGGAAAATGACCCGGCGGCGCCGACTGGACGAGTGACGCGGGCGCGTGTAGATACGTCCCGTCGCACAGGCGATCTCGCTCCCGCCTCGTCCACGTGTCATGCTCCGCTGCGCTCAGGACCACACTAATAGTCTGGCCGTCAGCGCGTGCGCCCTGCGCTTCTAGCGCCGAGTGATAAACCATGCCCTTCTCAATAGGCGCGCCGATCCCGTGGACATACCACGTCATCGCGCACCGCCCTTGAGCGCGTCGAGCGCGCCCAGCGCGGTCCGGTAGAGACGGTCCGCACAGCGGACCTCTGCGTAAGTCGTCGCGTCTTCACAGGCTGCGTGATACGCCTCCGCGAGCGCCTCGTAAGCCCGCAGGTGCGCACGTTCAGCCTCGGTCAGTCGGTGGAGTGTAGTGGGTGTCATCAATGTCCTACTTGCGGTAGTTGGCGGCGATGTCCGCGCCGCGGCGGTCGGTCGGTCGAGCTGTCAAGCTACCACACTTGTGTGATGGCCGGCAAGGGAGCGACACATACCCCGCGCACAGTCAACGAGGGTCCAGGGGGTCCAAGGGCTCTGGGCACCGCACACGATGGGGCTCCACTCACGTGCTAGGCGTGCGCATCCTGGGTGCACGCCGGTCAAGTGGCAGGTGGGATTAGGGGGGTCGACCTAGATGGGTCATTCACCCTATTTGGGGGACTGCCCTCCCCCACCGGTCACTAGGCCGTCTGCCCGAATCCGAATCGCTTCGCCGTCCGAGCGATACTATATATATCTCGTCATCTCCCGCAAAATCCATGCACAACATGGATACGACAGCGGTGACAGGCCTATCAGGGCACACAGGCGGGGGAGGTGGAGGGGCAGATGTACCAAGCAGAGAAGTGGCTTTCCGGACGTGCTCGCCCAGGATTCAGTGCCAAATTTGTTCCTACACCCACATGGACACAAAAAAGAGAGGGACGACGCACTGGAGCAACCCCGACGTCAGCATGTCCCTTCCAACATTTCTGGCACTGACCCCCTACTCTTCTTTTCTCTTGTACTGTGTGTTGCCCTTCCTTCGGAAGGACAACCAGAGGAAAGGGAAGAGTGAGTGGGTAAGGCTCTCCCATGGTGTGGGAAAAGCCAGACCCGGAAAGACAACCGTCGGATGAGGGCGTCGTTGGGGTAGATGGGGCACAGGCGTTTGCCCATCCTCGTCCAGACTTATAGTGCGAACACCTGCGCACCCCGCATCGGCTCTAGTCGTATCGGGCTGTGATGCGCGTTCCGTGTCAGGGATGCGCCAGTCCGGCTCCCACCGTGAGGACTCGATGCACTGGTAGTCCTCCGTCCGTACACCACGCAGCCAGCGGTTGACCCTCCCTGCGCGGTGCGTAAAGTCTACCATAGACCGCAGGCGACAACGGGCGTATTTATGATAAGGTGACGCCACGTGTATGCGAAATAGAAATCCGACGGGACGAAAGCCTGGGGGGGTCCTCGGAAACAAAGGTGGGCGAAAAAAGGGCGAGACGGTGGCGAACCATGCCATCGCCCTGTATGCGCCGGTGCGAGAAGTTGAGTCACTGCGGCGTGCGTACCGAGAAGCGGTCTCTCGCCGGTTTGACCGATTGGTCGAGGCGCAGCTCAGCGCGGCGGAAGGCGTGACCCATATGCAGGCCCGTGACGCTAAGGGCCGATGGGAAACCGTCGTCGACCCGCAGGTGATGCAAGCGCATCTGGATGCGGGCCATGAGACCTACCGGCTGTCGGCCATTGCCCCCAGCGCGCCCATCCTGAAAGACATCATGGACCGGACATTTGGGCAACCCAAGCAAAGCGTGGACATTGAACTGAAGCCCACGTCACAGCTCAGTGATGACGAACTGAAGGCCAACATGGCGGCACTGCTCAAGAAGCTTCAGGACTAATGCCGCTGACACTCGACGAACAGGCGCTGTATCAGCGACTGATGGACGAGGCTGGACGCCGGTCGAGTGCGCGGTTCAATACCTTCTTTGCCGATAGCGGTCCCACCGCCCGTGTCCTGTATCCGCGCCACTTGGAGTTCTTTGCCCAAGGCAAGGTCTTCAAGGAACGGCTGTTCATGGCCGCGAACCGTGTCGGGAAATCGGAGGCGGGCGCGTACGAACTGACCTGTCACCTCACCGGCCTGTATCCGCCGTGGTGGGCGGGTCGTCGGTTTGAGACGCCGGTTGAATGCTGGGCGGTCGGCACCAACAGCCAGACGACGCGGGACATTGTGCAAGCCAAACTGCTGGGGTCGGTGCAGTTGCCGGGGACCGGTATGATTCCGGCGCACCTGATTCTGTCCACCATTAGTTCACGCGGTCTGCCCGGGGCGCTGGAAGGTGCGGTCATCAAGCACAGCAGCGGCGGGTCCAGTCTATTGGGCCTGAAGACCTACGAGCAGGGCCGACCGAGTTTTGAAGGCACAAGTAAGCATGTCATCTGGTGCGATGAAGAACCGCCAGCGGATTGCTATACGGAGATGTTGTACCGCACGGTGACCACGAAGGGCATTGTGATGGTGACGTTTACCCCGCTGCAAGGCATGAGCGCCGTCGTGAAGGGATTCTTGGAACCTGAGACGGAAGCGTCGGCGGAGTTCAAGACGTTCATTCAAGCGGGATGGAAGGACGTGCCGCATCTGGATGTGGATGAGCGTCGGGCCTTGATGGCGACCACGCCGCCCTACCAGATTGCGGCACGGACTGAAGGCGAACCGAGTCTAGGGTCCGGCGCGATTTATCCGATTAGCGAAAAGGATATTCTTGTCCCGACCGCGGAGATTCCCGAGACGTGGCGTCGGGTCTACGCGATGGATGTGGGCTGGAACCGGACGGCGGTGGTCTGGGGCGCACAAGACCCCGGCTCTGGGCAGATTGTGTTGTATGACGAGCATTATCAGGGGCAGGGCGAACCGGCCAGTCATGCGGAAGCGGTCAAGGCCCGTGGGGCGTGGATGTCGGGCGTGATCGATCCCGCGTCATCGGGCAGCAGCCAGATTGACGGACGCACCTTGATTCAAATTTATGGACGCCTTGGGTTGAAGCTGGACCCCGCGGTCAATGCGGTGGAATCGGGCATTACTGAGACGTGGAACTTGCTGGTGTCGGGGCGGCTGAAGGTGCAGGAGCATCTCCGCAACTGGCGCAGCGAGTTTCGGAAGTATCATCGGGACGAGCAGGGCAAGATTGTGAAGAGCGGCGACCATTTGATGGACGCCACGCGGTATCTGATTATTTCCGGGCGGTCGCAGATGCGAGTGGCGCCGACGCCGACCGCTCGTCCGTCACGGGCGTGGGCACAAAGCTCTAGCTGGATGGCGCATTAGCACATGGCACAGATTGACGACCTGAAGCAGGCACTCGACCGGTTCAAAATTGGCTCTGACGCGGATGTCGATCAGCGCCATCGCGAGGTCGATGCGCTGCGTTTTCAGGTGCCCGACCTGTGCTGGCCGACCGATGTGAAAGACCAGCGCAAGCCGCAGTTGATTGGCGGCGTCGCCATTCCGCAGCGTCCGATGTTGAGCATCCCTAGCCTCGACCACCCGATTCAGTTGGTGCTGAACGCGGAGAAGGCCGCGCATTTGGGCGTCAGTGTGCATCCGCTGTCTGATGAAGCCAGCGATGACACGGCGGAAGTCATTCAGGGGCTGTATCGGCGCATTGAAGTAGAAAGCCGTGCCGGACTGGCGCGGAGTTGGGCGTTTGAACGGGCGGTGAAGGCGGGCCGTGGCTATTACCGCGTGATTACGGAGCCAGACCCGGATAGCGACGATGCCTTTGACCAGCGCATCATCATTAAACGCATCCTCCAGCAGGGCAGCGTGGTGCTGGACCCGTTCGCACAAGAACCGGACTTTTCGGACGGGCAGTGGGCGTTCCTGACCAACGACATGCCGTGGGACACCTATAAGCGCCGGTATCCGAACAGCCAGATGGCCAGTTACACCGAGGAGGAACTGTCCACGGTGGGGACGACCACGCAGCATTGGGTGTCAGGCAGCGAAGGGGCCGCTCGTGCGGTACGGGTGGCCGAATATTACCGGCTGGAATACGAGACGAGTCGGAAAGTGCTGCTTGATGACGGGTCGGAATCGATGGAGGACGCCATCCCAGAGGGTCGGACGGCCAGAACCGGCGCAGACGCTCGCACTAAGATTGAGAAGAAGCCCATCCTGTATTGGTCGACCATTAACGCCATCGAGGAGTTGGAACCGAAGCAGGCGATGGACGGGCGCTACATCCCGATTATCCCGGTGGTCGGCCGCGAACTGATTCCGTTTGAAGCCGAACGGCGGTGGGTCGGCATGATTGAGCCGAACAAGGACGCCGTGCGTCTGCTGAACTACAGCGCGTCCAGTGCTGTCGAAATGGCGAGTCTGGAAACCAAAGCGCCGTACACGATGGTGGAAGGCCAGGAAGAAGGCCACGAGCAGGAGTGGCAACTCGCCAATGTCCGCAACTTCCCCTATCTGCGGTACCGTAACGTCAGTTTGAACGGCACCCCGGCGCCCCCGCCGCAACGCACTCAAGTTGATACGTCGCGGCTGGGCCCCAGCATGTTGCTGTTGCAGCAAGCGCGAGAGTTTATCCATGAGGGCACGGGCGCGTATGAGTCCGCACTGGGGCAGCAAGCGACCAATGCCAAGAGTGGCCGTGCGGTGCTGGCCCTCCAGAACCAGCACACTGCGGGGTCGAGCCATTTTCTCGACAACCTTGCGGAAATCAGCTTGACGTACGAAGCCAAGGTGGTCCTTGACCTGATTCCGTACATCTATGACCGGCCCGGTCGCGTGGCCCGCATCTTGGACCGCGAGGACAACGCCAAGACGGTGATGTTGAATCAGCCGTTTACCATGAATCCGCAGACCAAGCGCCCAGTGGCCGCGATGCCCCCGCCGCCGCCAGCCGCCCCGCAGATGGGCATGGGCCAGCCGCCGCAGGGTCAGCCGATGGGCATACCCGGAGCGCCGCCTGCGCCTCCACAGCGTCCACAAGGCAAGGTGCTGCATTACGACCTGAAGAAGGGCCGCTACGGCGTGGTGGTCAGTATCGGCAAGTCGTACAAGAGCCGCAACGAAGAAGGCGCGGACGAGATGGGCAATCTGTTCCAAGCGAACCCGAGCCTGTTCCCGATTCTGGGCGACATCTACCTGAAGTTCCGTGACTTCCCCGGTCATCTGGAAGCCGCCGAGCGTGTGAAGAAGATGCTGCCGCCACCGCTGCAAGCGAAGGACGACGGGCCTGATCCGCAGCAGTTGCAGCAGCAGTTGCAGCAAGCGGGGCAGATGGTTGAGCAGTTGACGAAGGCGCTGGACGAGAAGACCAAGTTGCTGGAGATGGACGGTCAGAAGCTGCAGATGCAAGCGCAGACGGCGCAGAGTGACCAGCAGGCCAAGCTGGAAATCGAGCGGATGCGGAACGAGACGCAACTGGCGATTACGGCCATGAAGATTCGCGCCGACGAAGCCGGGGCGATTTTTGCGGCGGAAGTGAACCGGGTCGGCACGGGCGCACAGCAACAGCATCTGCAACAGATGGCGGCGATGCAGGCGGGTCACGCGCAGGAACAGTCGGCGCAGGACCACATCCAGTCGCAGCAGATGGGGCAGCAGCAGGCGATGCATGCACAGGAAGCGTCCATGCAAGACCAGCAGCAAGACGCCGCCTTATCGGCCCAGAACGGCGGGATGAACATGGAAGGCAGTCCTGAAGACATGGCCGCAGACGCCCAACAGATGCCGGAGGAAATGATATGAGTGCCGCGTGGACACGCAAGGAAGGCAAGAACCCCGAAGGTGGTCTGAACGCCAAAGGCCGAGCGTCGTATCACGCCGAAACGGGTGGCACTTTGCGTCCTCCCGTCAAATCTGGGGACAATCCACGACGTGCCAGTTTTCTGGCGCGGATGGGCAATATGTTAGGGCCAATGACCGAACCTGACGGTGATCCCACACGGTTGGCATTGTCGTTGCGGGCGTGGGGCGCATCAAGCAAAGAAGACGCCCGAGCTAAAGCCGCGGCCATTAGCCAAAGAAATAAATAGCGCAATTGACCTAACACAATAATCTAGTAATAATGACCGGGAATTAAATAGCTGACGTTCTCACTCGGGCGCGACTCATGACCGCGCCGACAACCGCCCCCCAGCGGGTGAGACGACAAGGGGACGCACGACGAAGGGGACGTGTCATCTGGCCTGAGAGCCATGAGGACCGTCCCTTTTGCGTTGTTTCCCCCCTTTTTTTGACGAGGATTATGACGACAGACGCAGGCCAGGTGACCGACGGCGACATCACGATTGACTCTAACCACGAGACCGTGGACCAAATTCAATCCGCGTTTGCTGACGATCCCATCCCCGAGTCCTCACAGGCGGCTGCATCAGCAGACGCCGTGTCTGTCGAGAAACCCGTCGAGAAACGGCGCAGTCGCAGTGAGAGTGCGTCAGAAGCGGTCTCCTCCGCCGTGGGCAAGCAACGGGCGGCAGAGCGCCGTGCCGACGCCGCCGAAGCCCGGATCGCAGAGTTATCACGTCCGGCCGAGCCTGCGCCTGCGCCCCCCGCGCACGGCAGCGAATGGGCACGATTCAAGGACATGCCCGGCGTCCCGACGGTGGACCAGTTTGACGTCTACGAAGACTACTCGATGGCGATGGCGACCTTTGTCTCGGACGTGCGAGACGAGGAGCGCCAGACGCAACGACAGGAACGCGACCAGCAGTCCCGCATCCAGCAGTATCAAACGCAGATGGATACGGCATGGACTGACCGGTTGACGGCGGCGCGTGGGAAGAACCCGAACTTGGATGCGGAGTTGAACCCCGATACGCCGATGAGTCTGCCCATGCAACATCTGGTCAAAGACTCGCCGCTCGGGATTGAACTCCTGCAGTGGCTCTCCGCGCATCCCGACGAATCTCAGCGACTCTCCACGCTGCACCCGGCAGACACCTACCGGGAAATGGGGAAACTCGAAGGCCGACTCGAAGCTGCTTCTTCTCCACGCGGCCCAGCACGAGTCGTGAGTAATGCGAGAGCGCCTATCAAGCCGCTGGGCACCTCGCCTCCTGTCTCTGACCCATTTGAGATTAGCGATGACTTGTCGATGGATGAACACTTCCGTCGCATGAATGCCGTGGATCGCCAAGCGGGTCGTTTGTAACCCTGTAATGAGGATGACTGATGGCTAATACACTCGCCACCCCGTCTTGGACGACCAAGGAAGTTGCACGAGGCTTTATCAACAAGCTCGTGTTTCTGGCCAACGTCAACCGGACCTACGATTCGCAGTACGAAATTGCTGGCGCGAAAGTCGGCAATACGGTCAATGCCCGACTGCCCCAGCGATTCACCGTGACGGACGGACAGGCGCTGCAGTTGCAGAACCTGTACGACCAGACGGTCCCGATTTCGCTGACCAACCAGAAGAACGTCGCGTTTGGCTATAGCAGCCAACAGGCGACGACCGAGCTGGACAATATCCGCGCACGATATGTGGAGCCGGGGTCTGAAGCTCTTGCCAACGCGGCTGAAGTGCTGGCGTTCAACGCGGTGTACCGCGACATCTACAGCGCCGTGGGCACTCCGGGTACCACGCCGAGCGCGACCATTACGTATCTGCAGGCGGGCGTGAAGCTGACTGACCTCTCGACTCCGCTCAAGGGTCGCGTGGCGGTGCTAGACCCGCTGGCGATGTCCACCCTGGCGAACACCACCAGCAGCCTGTTCAACCCCACGGCCATCATCTCGGAGAACTACGAAGAGGGCATGTTTGGGCGTCGGCAGTTGGGCGTCGATAAGTGGCTGCAGGACCCAGTGCGTCCGACCCACACCACCGGTACGTTCACCGCCTCGACCCCGCTGGTCAACGGCGCGAGCCAGACCGGTAGCACCATTTCGATCAACGGCTGGGCGTCTGGCGCGTCGGCCCTCAAGAAGGGCGACATTTTCACCATCGCTGGCGTGAACAGCGTGAACCCGCTGTCCTACTCGTCCACGGGTCGTCTTCAGCAGTTTGTCGTCACTGCTGA